TACTGCCGAGTCATACCCGAAATTCCACACTCCGGTCACAACCTTAGAGCCACTAATTGGGGAACCAGAGGAATAAAGTCCGGTGGAATCTAAAGTGGGTTGGTCACTCATCAGAGAGACATATGCTGAGTCCAAACCGTTGGAACCAGTCTGGACAAGGGAGCTTAACCCTAAGGGATTATAGTGATGATCAAGATCTTGCCCGTCAAAAAATATCTGCTGGAAACCATTTAGGAATTGTGAAGTAACAATTACTCCACTCGAAAACGTCGTTTTCATATATTTAATCCCAAGGACAAGTACGGTTAGCTTTGTTTGGTTTTACCCTAGCTGCCTTTGTAAGTGATCATAAAAAATGCCCCTGGTTACAGAGGCATTATAGCATTAATTACGTTGAGTAAACTCTAAGTAGTTAAGTCCTTTCGAAATAATTTATGGTAAATTCAACCTCGATCTCCTGAACATCGGCGCTTTCGCGATCAACATCAGCAGTTGTTATCGACATGAATTGACACTCGTAACAGATATACTGACCACCGCCAGTTGCCTCACCTTGACCGTCGCAGGAACGGGGGGTTATGGTAACTGTGATTGGCTCGCAATTGTAATTGAGCCAAAACTCTTCAAGAGGTTTGAAGATGGAAGGGTCATAAGGTGCAGTTAACGTAATGTTCTCTGCAGTACGGGGACCAACAACATGGTAGATTCGGTTACCCGTGCCATTGGCATAGGTGCTAGAATCGGAGTTGTCGTTGATACCGCTAAATTTGGTAAAAACCGCTGTAAAAGTCGGTCCACCTAGAGCAGTGAAGCTAACTTCATACTGCGACTTGGTGATTGGTCTTAGAATAGCCATAGAAACACCTCCTTATAGTTCCTTCCCTTATCAGGACAGGATGTCGGTGATCATCGCGCCAGAACCGATAAGACCAGTAGCACCTAGGCCAACGAGGTTGACTACGCGCTCAACAGTGATCTCAGCGCGAACAACACGGCGCTCACGAATATAATACTCAGGACGGACAGCAGGTGTGCCTGTCAACTGATAGGTATAAGCGAAAGCAGGAGTGGCAGCATTAGCACCACCGGCAGGCATAACAGAGTCGGAAGGACCGTTGGGGCTGTAGAACAACAGGATGCCATTCTCAGGAAACACGGGCTGCAGACTGCCGTCAGTAGCCAAATAACGACCTTCAGCCACACGTAAACCACGCTCAAGACCGAAGTAACGGGCAAGCATGTCAGTGTCAATGCTGTCAGCAGTTGTATACTTGATACGCTCAAGGATAGCGCTGTTTGTCAGCAGTTGGTCAAATACAGCTGTACCAACAACCATACTGTTAGGACGAATACCAATCTGGTTAGCGACTGAGCGCTTCAGAGTCAAAACGTCTTCAATAGGGTTGGAGGTTAAGGACGACCAAGCCGAAGGGCCAGCAGCAGTGGTGTAGGCAGTTCCGAAAGTTGTCCAGGATGTGAAACCTAAACCATTCTGTGCACCGGCACCAGTGTTTGGCTCGTATGGGTTATAAGTACCGGTTACGGTAATAGCTTGAGAAACTGTGTACTCATAGGCATTCATCAAGCGGGACATGGCGTTGCGGGTTTCAATCGCACGCAGGTCAACCTGAGCGGGGCCTTCGCCAGCGTTCTCGATGACTTCTTCAGGAAGTTCCCAAGCAACCACTTCTTGCTCAAGAGCATAAGGCTCCGAGTCATAACGTGATTGAACGTAAGGAATATTGGTGCCATAAGCACGACGGAAGTCGTTGATGGCGAATTGCTCTTTGCCGAAGCGCAGAATACGACCAGCACGGGTCGGGGTGTCGACGACGGGGGCGATGAAGTTGGCAATGTTGGTCGCAGGAAGCATAAAGCCCTGGGCCAAAGTTGTCAAAATCGGATCTACGCCCGCATACGTCTGTTGCAGGTTCATCATTTGGGATGATCTCCTTTTCAGAAATAAGGGTTGACTTCAAAAATCGTAATAAACGATCCCTTGGACTTATACTTGCGAACAAGATGCCAAGGATCTTTTTTCTTATAAAAACCGCCAGGTTTTTATTAGGCGAAGGATACTAGAACTAAACGACGACCACCAATTTCAACGAGTTCGCGAACAAGGGGGGTAGTACCGTCAAGAGTAACTGCAGTACCAACAGCTGTAGCCTGACCCAGAGTGTTGACTTGGAGCTGAGTTGCCAAAGCGATAGCAGCAGAGGCAGGAGCAACTTCAATCAACAAGAGACCGCTTGTGGCAACAGTGAGTTGACGAGCGGTGTAAGGTTGTGCTAAAGCGGTAGGCATGTAAGCCTGGTTGATACCTACGATGGTGGTAGGTGCAACGGTGAAAGCATCGCCAGCAGCAGCATAGCTAGGGCCTGCCCATGTAGCATACGAAACGGCGCGAAGTTCGCCAATTTCAACGGTACCAATGGCACCACCCTGGGTGTCGGTAGGTGCTTCCCAAGTTTCTGCGTAGCGAATGAACTGTTTGCCGTAAACTGGCCCTTGATTTGTAGCCATGATTTTATCCTATGGTAGAATGGACTTCAATGTTTTTTGTTTGCTCTAGGACTTGTTTTGTTACCTAGTTTAAGATATTTAAATTTACCCTTATTGGTATTCTACGTAGCACCGACATCTGTCATAGCACCGACAACCTTTGCCTGGCATGGGCAGTTCACCGAAAGGTTGCCAACCCATAGAGTCATACTGTTTGCAGTCAATGCAACACTTCTTATCGCGTCTGGATACTCTTCTCATTTCTTTGAAGCCTTGGTCTTTAGAGACCATGTACTGTCCGAGGTTGAAAAATGAGAAAGTAGGTGTAGACAAATAGCGAGAAACACGTTCAGCGAGAGAGGGCCAAGTTTTTCCTTGAGCTCTTTGTTGTTCGGCTTCGAGTTTACCAATCTGTTCTGGATTGATGTTCTCAAGTTCGTCAATACCTATATCAACTGCCCCCGGAACTGCCCCAAGCAGGTTATAATCTGCGAAGTCAAGAGTTTGGTCTCCAGGCCTTAAAACACCGGAATCAATATAAGTTTTTGTTTCTGCTAAAAAAGTAAGCAGAGGTGGGAGCATATCACCAACAATCACAGGCCAACTTTTTTCAAGTTTTTGATCGGGTTTGTCAGTACCTACTCCCAGAATAACTGCGGCTAAGGCAGAGACAAGGGTTTTGTCGATCAGAGTTCTTTCGTACTCTTCCCACTTCATTAGCTTGTCTCTGTAACCTTTCACCAAGGCGATTGCCTCGCCTTTCATTCTCTCTTCAAGAGTGGGTTGATCTTTGCACTTTGCAGCCAGTGTTTTTGCTTGGGAGAAAAGCTCCTGACGTCGCTTTGTAATTTGTCCGATTGCACTCAGGAGGTCCATCTGGGGTCCTTTGCTATACGGCGGATTAGACCCATGCTGAGCCCGAATCTATGTGCCAACTCGGAGCAGTTTCCGTTATGACCATGCTTTTTACCTGGGACGTACTCTTTGGCGATTGTCCGGCGGTCATTATCCGAGATTTTTGACCTGCCGTTTTTCTCGCCATGATGGCCTTCCGAGTTGGGGTTGTTTTCCCCAGTCATGTCGTGGTGACGTCCTTCGGACCAAGCTTTTTTTAGGCCAGCCGATATATTAGCTCGGTGGCTTTGACTGGCCTTTTTCCCGGTTCTAGACCGGGACATTTTAGCTAAAGACTCCTCCGAGAACACGATCCCAACTACCCCTTCTCCGCCATCTGTGTAGTTTCTCAGGATACCAGTATTGTTGTTTTTTCTTCCGAACACCGCGATCATATAGATCTCGTGCTTAACGCTTTCTTCGAAAGAAATCCCCGTCTTTAACATTAGAATACGGTCTCGGGGTGGAACTTTTACGAAGTGCCCGGATTGTTGGAACGCTCGGCGATCTTTACCCCTACCAATGTAGTAGGGAGTTCCGTCAAGGCGAAGGTAAGCGTAGGTGTAGAAGATGTTTTCCATAGTTGTATTATACCTTTTGCTTACCTTTGTAACTCAGGAGAACATTGCTTTTTTCAATGCTTCCACATAGTCGCTCGCTTCACCTTTCTCCACCATTTGCAAGGCACGCTCATGAGGGTCCATGTCAGACTCGGCATACTGGAAAGTACCACCGGCAACTTCTCCAAAGGAGACCATTGGGGGGAGTTTACTTAGGAGGTTGAGTAACTTCGTTGCGGAAGTTTCACCTTCAGAGAACTCAAGAGTACCGAACTCAAGCCCTTCCACATAGGAAACAAGCTCTTGCTCAGGCATCACACCATCAGTAAGACGACCTTCTGTATACAAGTGACCGATTGCTTCGGCCATTTGCATCTTACGGAAGTTCATCTTCTCTTCTTGATGTGTGCGCTCTAACTCAGCGTACTTAGACTTGAGGGCCATCAGCTCATCGTACATTTGCTGTGGGAAACCCATAGCCTTGGCTTGAGCGCCAGAACCCATGCCATAATCCATTTCTGGGTTCATGCCATAGTTCATACCGCTGCCACCACAAGCGTGGTCGGTAGAGAGTTCGTTGTAGTCCTCATCACCTTCGTCCACACCCTCATCACCTTCACCTTCTTCGTAGGTAGAACCGAAACCGGTCTTGGTGTAAGGGTCCTTCATCTTGCGCTCACCATGCTCTTCAGCATAGACGCCGCCGGACTTCTTAGTCTTTTGGTTGGGGCCGCCCTCAAAGTCACCGCTAAGGTTATCTTCAGCAAAGGCACCGTCCGGTCCAACAGTTTGGTCAGCTTCGTCAGCTTTGTCCATAGCGCCAGGTGTGAGCTGCTTGCTCTTGGCCTTAGGCTCGCCCTTGTAGGACTCAGCATAAGCGCCGTCCGGTCCAACAACTTCGTTGTCGCCACCTTCAAAGTCCCCGGAAAGGTTCTTTTTGCCGACTTTCTTTTCTTCGCCGTGAGCAGTTACACCCATCTCCGAAGTTTCTTCATCAGCCTCTGGCTCAGCGTGGTCAATAGCACCACCCTTGACCGATTGACGGCCTTGGCTAGAAGTTTGGCGAAGAACGCGCATGTTCTTGTCAGACATAACGTTCTGCGTGCTCACAGCGAACACTGTGTCGTCGGGCGTTTCTTCGGTTTCCGTGGGAATTTTGGTGTCGGAATCCTCCCGGCCAGCCGGGTTTGCACCTGAGGCAGTTTTGGGCTTGTTGATACCGTAACTGGCGGCATCAGTATCATACTGATCGCCGTTTTCTGTACGCATTTCGTTCTCACCTTGGCCTGCCCAGCGGCTTTCGCCGTTGGAATCTTCGCCTTCGCACTTAGCTGTCTCCTTACGGTCCATTTCCTGTTCACCGCTCTCGGCGGTGTTCAGACGGTCCTGATCCTGTTCGCTGCTCTTTGCGGTCTTCATGCGACCCGTGGCAGCATCTCCAGAGGATTTACCAACTTTCATACGGTCAACATAGCCGTCGGAAGCTGAGCGAGCGGTTTCATAACGACCGAACTCATCGCCCTCAGCGTGATCGTTATGAAGCATTTTCATGTCTTCACCGTCAATCTTGCCGTTCTTGTTTTTGTCCATTTTGCGCTGACCGGGGGTCAGTTCTTTATGGTCTTCCGAGATGAGTTTGTCTTCTTCTTTACCAAAGCTTTTTACTTCTTTGGCTTCGTCTGGTTTGCCTTCTTTCTTGAGACGCTTGGCCTCAGCGGAACGATCAGCAGCAGCCTTGCGTTCAGCGGTTGACTCCTTGTGAGCCTCGTCGTAGACGTTTTC